GGGCGCGCGCTGGACCAAGATTCTGATTTAAAATTAGGTCTTGGTCTTTTTTATTTCGATTTTGCATTTTTATTTTTTTTATGATAAAATTATAATATAAGAATAAAGGGAGAAAATACTATGGCTAAAATTTTATATTTTTCTAAACCTAATTATATTTTAATACATGAAACTAGAGTATATTATTATTTTGCTTCTTATGGAATTACAGAAAATCAACATTTTCAAAATGAAAAAATTTTAAAAGATAAATATGGTAATGCAATTTTATTGACATTATCACCTACTTTTCCTAGTAAAAAAGTAAATAAATGGATAGAAAGTTTAGATAAAAATGATAAAGAAAAATATAAAATTATAATAGTAGATAGATAAAAAGGAGAAAATAATGGATATAAATAGCACAGGTAAATATCCTTCAAATGCTTTAAGTAATTTTACGCCTCACCCTTTTGAAATAGATGGAGTTCAATGCAATTCAATGGAAGGATTTTTACAATCATTAAAATTTAAAAATGTTGATATGCAGAGATATGTTTGCTCTTTAGTGGGCCGTGCTGCTAAATATAAAGGCTCTGAAAAGAAATGGCAAAAAAATCAAACTCTTTACTGGAATGGAAAAGAATATAAAAGAAATAGTAAAGAATATCAATTACTGTTAAATAAAGCCTATAATGCGTTATATAAAAATGAAGGTTTTAAAAAAGCATTAGAGGCTAGTAAACCAGCTATTTTGTCTCATTCAATAGGAAGAAATAAAATATCTGAGACTGTTCTTACTCAAACAGAATTCATTAGTAGATTAATGAAATTAAGAATGGGTAAAAAATTGGAGGAAGAATAATGGCAGAATTTGTAGACACAGAAATAAAAGAAATAGGAATTGGTGATACTGTTTTTAAATTATTTACGAAAAAAGATGAAAAAAAATTAAAGGGTTATCAATATGACTCTTTAGTATATAGATATATCAGAGCAAGGGAAGCTATGGCTGAATTAGAATGGCAAAGAGAACATAAATTTGAAAAATCTAAATATTATGATATGGCTAAACGAGATATAATACGTTTTTGTGAAATTTTAGATGAAACAATAGGAGAACATGAATAATGATACTTAGTAATCGTCAAGAACAAGGATTAAAAACTTGTATTGAAAAATATATTAATGGTGAAAAATATTGTGTAATATCTGGATACGCGGGCGCCGGTAAATCTACATTAGTAAAGTTTATTGTTCAAAATTTACCTGGAGTAGAAGAGTGTGATGTAGCATATGCTTGTTATACAGGAAAGGCTGCGCAAGTTCTTCTTAAAAAGGGTAATGTAAATGTTTACACTTTACATAAACTTCTTTATGAAAGTATTCCTAAACCTGATGGGACTTTTTTCCGTATTCCTAAAGCTACTGTAGATTATAAAGTAGTTATTGTAGATGAAGTTTCGATGGCTCCTAAACAGTTAATGGAACTTCTTTTTTCTCATAACGTATTTATTATAGCTTTAGGTGATCCGTTCCAGCTTCCGCCAATAGATAAAAATCAAGATAATGGTTTATTAAATACTCCAGATGTATTTCTTGATGAAATTATGCGACAGGCATTAGATTCTGAAATTATCAGACTTTCTATGCAAGTCCGCAATAAAGAATCTTTTGATTATTCTGTTGGTTCAGATGTAATTGTTATGCCTAAAAAAGATTTAAATACTGGTGTGCTTAAATGGGCAGACCAGATACTAGTAGGCACAAATGCAACCCGTGTTGCTATTAATAATAAAATGAGAGATTTAATGGGACGCGGTAATAAACCAGAAGATGGTGATAAAGTTATTTGTCTTAGAAATTACTGGGATTATCAAGCAGATAACTATGACCCTCTTGTAAATGGAACTATCGGTTATATTAGTAATATATATGAAACTTATAATAGAACACCTGGTTGGGCAGGTGGTGATATTATCAAAATTTTGAAAGCAGATTTTACTTCTGATAGTAATGCAAATTTTGGTCCACTTCAAATGGATGAAAAACAAATTCTTACGGGAGAAAGATGTTTAGATTATCGTAAAATTTATAAACTTACTTCTAATCGTAAAACTGCTCATCTTGTTCCGATGGAATTTACTTACGGATATGCTATTACAGTTCATAAATCGCAGGGCAGTGAATGGGATAACGTTTGTGTGTTAGAAGAATCTTTTCCTTTTGATAGAGAAGAACATGCAAGATGGCTTTATACGGCAGTTACAAGAGCCAGTGATAAATTAGTTTTGGTGAGGTAAATATGATAGAGACAAAATATAAAATATTAATATTATCCACAATTGGATTAATGATATTAATGATAAGTGGTATCGTATTTTTAAATAGAAAAAATTATAATAATGGTATACACAATAACTGTGGCGGGCATTGGGTATACCAAGAAGCTGTGGGCCATGAATCTTATACAGGATATATTTATTCTTGTGATAAGTGTGGAACAGTTCTTGAAATTATTAGTATTTTTCGTTAATAGAAAAGGGAAAATTTATAATGAATATTAATTTTGAATGTGAAGATTGTAAAAACATAATATTTGTAAATATACAGAAATTGAAAAATAGAACATAAGGAGTTAAAATATCTAATATGAAGTGGTTATATAGATTAGAAAGCAAAACGCCAGATAATGGATTGTGGTATAATACAAATAATGAATTAGTATGGGGCATTGGAGCAATAGAAAATTGTCAAACTAAATTTTTACCAATGGATTATGATGAACGTTATCATAAAGATAATAAAAATTGGTTTAGCTCATGTAGTAATAAAGAAGATTTATTACATTGGTATAGTTTAGAAGACGCTAAACAACTAATTAAAAATGGTTTTATTTTTACTCGGTATCTTGCTCAAGACTATATAGAGTACCCTTTAGAGACAACTTTTTTAAAAGAAACGTCCTTAGCAAGAGAAGAAATAGATATAGAACAATTATTTTAATAACAGAAGAAAAAGAATTATTGGAGTATCTGATATGAATATTAATTTTGAATGTGAAAATTGCAAAAAATATAACGTTTGTAAATATACAGAAATTGAAGTACCTGAAATTATTTCAAAGGTCGAAGGAAAACTTGATAATGAATCTTGTCCTGAAATAATTGAATTTTATGTAACTTGTAAAGAGTTTGATAGAAAAATAAAAACAAGAGACGAGTCTTACTTTTGACAATTAATAAAAATTATGATATAATATTTATATAATAAATTAAAGAGAGGTTTAATAAATGCAACGTTTTGTTCCACATTGTCATACAGAGATGTCAAACTTTAGACTTCTCGATTGTATAAATAAATTACCAGACCTCGTAAAAAGAGGAAAAGAGATTGGGCTTGCGGGATTGGCTATCACAGACCATGAAACCCTTGCCCAATCTATTCGTGTTTGTAAACTTCAAAAGGAAAATCCAGATTTTAAAATCGCAATAGGTAATGAAATATATCTTACAGATGTAAGACAAAATGGTATAAAGTATTATCACTTTATATTAATTGCTAAAGATGCAGAAGGTCATAAACAATTACGTCAATTGTCTTCTCGTGCTTGGATGAATTCTTATTGGGATAGAGGTATGGAACGTGTGCCAACTCTCAAGAGCGAATTAAAAGAAATTGTTGGGCGGAATCCAGGTCATCTTATAGCAACGTCCGCATGTCTTGGTGGTGAACTTTCAAGTTGTATTGTTGAAATGGAACGAGCCCGCCAGATGGAAGATATGGGAACAATAACAATTAAATATAATCAAATCATTAACTTTATGAATTTTGTTGATGAAGTTTTTGGTGATGATTTTTACGTTGAAGTTGCTCCAGGAGCATCTAAAGAACAGATTATTGCAAATAATCAGTTAGTTCAAATCGCACAGTTATGTGGGAAAAAAGTTGTTATCGGTGACGATGCCCATTATCTCAAAAAAGAAGATAGATATATTCATAAAGCATATCTTAATTCTAAAGGTGGAGAAAGAGAAACCGATGCTTTCTATGAATATGCGTATCTTCAAGATGAGGATGATTTAAGAAAAAATCTTGAACCTTCTATTGGCGAATTAATAGAAGAAATGTGCGCTAATAGTATGGAAATGTTTGATAAAATTCAGATATATGATTTACTTCATAATCAAACTATTCCAAGCGTACCGGTAAAAGACTATCCTAAACAGTATGTTGACTGGTTTGACGAACAAAAAATTTATCCTAATTTACATGAATTATATCTATCTGATAATATTTATGATAGATATTGGATAAATGAATGTGCAAATCAAATTGATAAAATGAATCCCCAAATGGATTTTTCACCAGCAATGGAAAATAAATTAAAAACATATTGGGATGAACTTGAAGAAGAAGCAAGAGTAAAAAGAGTAATAGGTGAAAAACTTGGAACAAATATGTTTAAGTATCCTATTACATTAAAATATTATATTGATATGATATGGGAATGCGGAAGTCTTGTCGGTGCCGGAAGAGGTTCATCATGTGCCGCATTAAATCATTATCTTTTAGGTATTACTCAGCTTGACCCAATTGAATGGAACCTTCCTTTCTTTCGTTATATGAATGATGAAAGAACTGAATTAGGTGATATTGATATTGATATATGTCCATCGAAAAAAGGAACAATAGTAAAGAAGATAAAAGAGGAGCGCGGCAGCCGGTTCAACCCAGATATAGACGATTTATCACGAAAGAATCTAGGTTGTACTTTAGTAGCTACATATGGTACAGAACAGACGAAGTCCGCAGTTCTTACAGCCTGCCGCGGATACAGGTCAGAAGAATTCCCAGATGGAATTGATAACGATGAAGCACAATATATCGCATCTTTAATTCCTTCTGAAAGAGGATTCTTATGGCCTCTTGAAGATGTTATAAATGGTAACAAAGATAAAGATAGAGAACCTGTTCATGCTTTTGTTAAAGAAGTAAACGAATATCCAGGACTTCTTGATATTATTTTTGGTATTGTTGGTCTTGTAAATAAACGTAGTAGCCACGCCTCTGGCGTAATTCTTTTCGATGAAGATCCATATGAATTTGGATGTTTTATGAAAACTCCGAAAGGAGAAATAATTACACAGTATGACCTACATGACTGTGAAGCGGCAGGTCTTGTTAAATATGATTTTTTGGTTACAGAAGTTCAAGACAAACTTGCTCAAGCAATTAGATTTTTACAAGAAGATGGTGTAATTGAAGATACAGGAATTAACTTACGCCCTGTATATGATAAATATTTCCATCCAAATGTTTTACCAATAAACGATAAAGATGTATGGAAAGCAATTCAAAATGGTACAGTAATAAATGTATTCCAGTTTGATTCAGAAGTTGGTAGTCAGGCCGCTAAAAAAATTAAACCGAAAACAATTCTTGAATTAACGGATGCCAACGGGTTAATGAGATTAATGACTGCGGAAAAGGGTGCAGAAACACCTATGGAAAAATATATTCGTTATAAAAATAATCTTGATCTTTGGTATAAAGAAATGGATTCCGCAGGTTTAACAAAGGAAGAGCAACAAACATTGATTCCATATTTTAAATCATCTTATGGAGTTCCGCCCAGCCAGGAGCAATTAATGTTAATGCTTATGGATAAAAATATTTGTCATTTTACTCTTGCGGAAGCTAACACTGCCCGTAAAATTGTCGGTAAAAAGCAAATGAGTAAAATTCCTGAATTACGTCAGAAAATTTTAACCCAAGCCACTTCAGAAAAATTAGGGAAATATGTGTGGGAAAATGGCGTCGGTCCTCAGATGGGATATTCTTTTAGCGTTGTGAAAATGGCGCTCACACACTTAACCTGCTCATCACAGGGGTTAATTAATCATTAATATAATGATGACAAATTATAGATTAATTAGCTAACGAGGGTAAAATCTCGTGACAAATTTTTATGAATTGATTTGACAAATTAAAAAATTTTTGATATAATGAGGAAAATAATACGAAAGGTGTATCCGAATTATGGAAAAAATTTATATTTATAAATACGTTAATAAAATTAATGGACATGTTTATGTAGGTCAAACAAATGATTTACAAAAAAGATATAATGGGCATAAAAGCGATAGTTTAAATCCAAATAGCCATAGTTATAATTATCCTTTATCAAAAGCCTTTAGAAAATACGGAATAGAAAATTTTTCTTACGAAATTATTGAAGAAACTGATGATAGAGAGGTAGCTAATAAAAAAGAAATATATTGGATAGAAAAATTAAAAAGTCATATTTCTCAAGGAGGGTATAATATTACTAAAGGCGGTGAAAGTCATAATGGACAAAAAGTGCCTTGGGAAGAATTATTAACTAAAGGGAAAGTATTTACGTCAGAAGAAATAGTTGATATTCAAAATCAACTTATTCAAGGTGCATTATATAATGACCTCATCGAGCAATATAAGCCTAGATTAACAAGAACTTTTTTAAGTAATTTAAATCATGGTGTAAATTATAAAAATCCAAAATTAAGCTATCCTTTAAAAAAAGATTTCTCAGGAGAAAAAAGCCATTTTAGCAAAGAGGAAATTCAAAACATTAAGCAAGATATAAGAAATGGTGTTAGATATTCTGATATTCAAAAAAAATACAATATAGAAAGTGCCGGTTTTATATCAGGAATTAATACTGGAAGATATTTTTTTGATAAAAGAGAATCTTATCCTCTTTGTTTAAAAGGATGCGCAGATAAAAGTTGGATTTGGCCTTGTATAAATGATATTGTTTATAGTAGTGATTCTCTTGTAACTATAGCAAAAAAATATGGAAAAGCTGAAAGTACAATTAAAAAACTGGGACAAGGAAGAGCTAATAAACAAGATAAATTAATTTACCCTTTAAGAAGTCATAGAGAAGAAAATAAACGTATTTTAAAATCATTATCGTAAAAAAATGTTGTATCGACTATCCTGGGTTAGACCGGGAGTACTGAAACTATTGATACGTTTTGGGAAATAGTGTGCAGAGGAGAGTATGTCAAAACTCACTACAAACTCTGTAAAAAATAGTCAGTTATTTATAAAATAATGTATTCACGCTTTAGCTTATAGCTTTATCGGTTTTCAAACTGCTTATATTGCTACACATTGGAGTCCAATTTATTGGGATGCCGCATGTCTTGTAGTAAATAGCGGAAGCCTTGAGGAAGAAGATGATATTGAATATGATGAAGATGATACTCCTATTAAGAAAAAAGAAAATGCGACTGATTATGGTAAAGTTGCAAAAGCATTAGGTGAAATTATTAATGCGGGTATTGAAGTTAGTTTAGTAGATATTAATAAATCAGATTATGGTTTTAAACCCGATGTAGAAAATAATCAAATCTTATTCGGTATGAAAGCATTAAGTAATGTAGGTGCATCTGTTGTTGACCAGATTAAACAAAACCGTCCATACGTATCTATTAAAGATTTTATGAATAGATGTAAGTTAAATAAAACAGCAATGATTAGTTTAATTAAAGCTGGTGCTTTTGATGAATTATCAAAAGAAGATGCAGAATCTCTTAATATTGACCCACGTACTTGGACTATGGTTTATTATTTATCTATAACTAGTAATCCTAAAACCCGTTTAAATCTTCAAAATATGTCAACTCTTATTAACTATAACCTTTTACCCAAATCTTTAGATTTTGAAAAAACTATTTATTATTTTAATAAATATTTAAAAGCTAGAAAATGGCAAGATTATTATGTAATGCCTGACCAAAACGGTATGAATTTTTATTCCGACCATTTTGATATGGAGAATATTGAAATTATAAATAATTGTTTTGTAATAAAACAAAAGGTATGGGATAAGATTTATTCAAAAGTAATGGATAAAGTGCGGAATTGGTTACAGTCTAATCAACAAGAAGTTTTAAAACAATTAAATTTAAAACTTTTTGAAGAAGAATGGAATAAATATGCAGAGGGAAATATTTCTTTCTGGGAAATGAAATCATTATGTTTCTATTATCACGACCATGAATTAAAAAATATTGATAATAATTTTTATGGTATCGTAGATTTTAATAATCTTTCTTCAACTCCCGTAGTAGATTATTTCTTTAAGCGTAATGGAAAACAGATTCCTATTTATAAATTACAAAGAATTGCGGGAACTGTTATCGGTAAAAATGATACCCGTCATATAGTTACACTTTTAACACCAACAGGAACTGTTAATGTTAAATTTACTCGTGATTATTATGCTATGTTTAATAGACAGATAAGTGAAGTAAATGAAGAAGGGGTTAAAAAAGTAAAAGAAAAAGGCTGGTTTACTCGTGGTAATAAACTTTTAGTTACGGGTTATAGACGAGATGATACTTTCGTAGCTAAAAAATATAAAAGCACTGGCGGACATCAGCTTTATTTAATAACGAATGTAAATGGAAGAAGGATTGAACTAACTTCCGCACGGTATGGAATGGAGGATGATAATGAATAAATATAAAATAATAGCCTTATGTGGTCCTGCCGGGTCTGGAAAGGATTATATCCTTTCCAACCTTTTTCGAACTATTTATGGAAGGACTCAATTAAATAAAATTATAGCATCAACAACACGTCCTGCCCGCCCGAATGAAGCAGATGGTATTAATTATCATTTTATTAATACAGCAAATGAGTTTATGAGTGCAGAAAATTTAAAAAAGTGGATAGAATTTTCTTGTTTTAATAACTGGTGGTATGGTACATCTATTGATGCTTTAACGAAAGATAAAATCAATGTAGGTATTTTTTCTCCTAACTCAATCAAACAACTATTAGAAGATGATAAAATTGATTGCACTCCTATATTAATTTGGTGTCCTGATAAAATTAGATTATTAAGACAATTGAATAGAGAAGGTAATCCTAATTGTAATGAAATATGTCGAAGATTTTTATCAGATAAAAAAGATTTTTTAAATCTACCTTTTTCTTATAAAGTAATTGAAAACACAACAAATTAGATTCAACCTATTATAACTGATTTACTTCATATTATTCGATAGGAACAAAATTGATTAATTTATGCTTTATGATTTTAAAATATAAAATGGAGGAAAAATGATGATTATATTTTATTCAACAAATTGTCCAAAATGTAAAGTATTAAAAACTAAGTTAGATAAAACTAATATATAGTATACTGTAAATGAAAACGTAGATAAAATGCTATAGTTAGGGATTCAATCGGTTCCTGCCCTCCAAATAGATGATACTATATTAGATTTTGGGCAAGCAGTTAAATGGTTAAAGGAGAACTATAACTAATGCAAATTAATATTAGACTTGGAAAAAATTTTACGACACAATATAATAAACTGCAAGGATAGTTTGGAACATAGATTGCACGAATTAATGGTTTTGATGATGACCAATTAAGTTATACTGATTTTATAGATAATTTTATTGATGAAAAAACTGTGGCTAATGTTTCAATAGATGGAAATAGTAATGTTAGACGAAAAGATATGGTAACGTTACTTTCTGAAATGCCTAAACCGCATAGAAAACTTTTAGCTTTTAATAAAATCTATTATGAAATTCAAAAGAAATATGGATTTAAAACAGCTAATGAATGGCTACGTGCAGAGTGGATTGGAGAATTATATCTACATGATTCAGATACATCTACATTTAAACACTATTGTTTTGCTTATGATTTAAAAGACTTGGCGGAAAAGGGTCTTTATTTCATAGGAGATCCGTTTAATTATAAACCTGCTAAACATCTTACTACTTTTGTTGACTTTGTAAAAGAGTTTATTGGTTTTGCAAGTAATCGAAGTAGCGGAGCAGTTGGTTTGCCAAACTTAATTCCATATATGTTTTATTTTTGGAATAAAGATAAATAGGCGGATTATCTTGGTATAACTACATCAGAGTCTGCGGAAGGGTATGCTCGTCAAAACTTTCAACGTTTTATTTATGCTGTAAATCAACCTTATGTTCGTGATGGACAGCAGTCCGCATTTACTAATACATCAATATTTGATAAGCCTTATTTTGAAGCATTGTTTGGTGGGGCAGAGTTTCCAGATGGCACTTTTATGATTGATTATGAAGATGAAATTATTGAATTTCAAAAGTGGTATATGGAATAGATGGCAAAAACGAGAAGTGAAAATATGTTTACATTTCCTGTAAATACTATTTCATTACTTTATCAAAACGGAGATTTTGTTGATCCTAATTTCGCAGAATGGGCTATTCGTCATAATATGAAATGGTCAGATAGCAATATTTTTGTAGACAGCAGTGTAAATAGTTTAAGTAATTGTTGCAGATTAAAAAGTGATATAAGAGATTTAGGGTATTTTAATTCAATTGGAGGTACCGCACTTAAAGTTGGTAGTGTAAAAGTTTCTACTATTAACTTAGCACGTTTAGCACTTGATACCAATTCAGAGCAAGAGTATCTTGAAGAATTAGAAAAACGAGTTCTCTTAGATTTAAAAGCTCTTGATGTAGTTCGTAATATTATTAAGCGTGATGTAGATAAAGAATTACTTCCTAATTTTTCATATAAACTCGTTGATTTTGAGCATTTATATAATACCATTGGTTTTATTGGAATTTATGAAACTATGAAACGTTTTGGTTATGTTTAGAAAGATGAATTAGGAAACAATTTTTATACAGAAGAAGCAAGCCGATTCGGAGAAAAAATCTTTAAAGTAATGAGACAAACCGCAGATGAATTTATTCGTTACTATAACTGTGATTATATGATTAATACAGAACAAATTCCTGGTGAAACAGCTGCCGCAAAACTTATGAAAAAAGATATGTTCTTTTATCCAAATGCAAACATTTATGATTTACCTCTTTATGGAAATCAATTTATTCCATTAGGAATTAAGACGACATTACAAGAGAGAGTTAGAGTACAGGCTTTATTCGATAGTTTTTGTAATGGTGGATCTATTCTTCACGCTAATATTGATGCACCTTTTGATTCTTACGAGAAAGCATATAAAATGGTAAAATATATTGCAGATGCGGGAGTTACATATTTTGCTTTTAATACAATAATTCAAGCATGTGAAGAAAATCATGCTTTTTATGGTACAACATGTCCAGTTTGCGGGAAACCAGTTGAAACATCATATACTCGTGTTGTAGGTTTTTATACACCAATTAACACATGGTCTAAATCAAGAGTAAAAGAATATAAAATGCGACGCTGGGAACCAATTAATAATACGGCGGAAACATTATGAAAGTAATTGATATTATAGATGAAGATTTTATAAATTATAAAAAACCCTGTATGACAATAATGATGCCTTATTGCACATTTAAATGTGATAAGGAATGCGGGAAGCAGGTCTGTCAGAACTCAGACCTAGCTTCCGCGCCAAAGATAGAAATAGAAACAGAGAATATTATAAAAAAATATTTAAATAATCCTATTTCTGAAGCTATTGTTTTTCAAGGTTTAGAGCCATTTGATTCTTTTTATTAGATTCTTGATTTTATTAAAAAATTTCGAGAAGTATCTAATGATGATATAGTAATTTATACTGGATATAATAAAGATGAAATAAAATGGTACTTGACTTTTTTAAAAGATTTTGATAATATAATTATAAAATATGGTAGATTTATCCCTGGTCAAGAAAAACATTATGATGAAATATTAGGGGTATACCTTGCCAGTAATAATCAATATGCAGAAAGGTTAATATTATGATGATAAAAGTGACAGAGGATAAAGACCTTGCTAATTAGATACGGGCAATGCTCAAAGCTAATAATGGGTATTGTCCATGTAAAACTATAAAAAATGAAGATACTAAATGCATTTGTAAAGAATTTATGGAGCAAGATTTAGGAGAATGTCATTGTGGATTATATAAAAAAATAGAAATATAAGGAGACAATTAATGGCAGAATTAAATATGGGAACGTTATATGCTGCTAATCGGCAATTAATGTCTAATAAATAGGTATTTAAACCTATGAATCATCTTGAATTAGCGGCCGCCCAAAATGAGATTGAAAATTTTTTTAATATAAACTGTGATTCATATGGAATGTTATATTGCAAAGATAGAAGCGATTTTACTATTTTTCACATGTATGAAAATCAAAATCCCAATCCTCCCGCAATAGCGGCTAAAGAGTGTTTAGCATGTTGCACTAATAGAGGAGACGTACTTTCTATTGAAAAACAACCTGATGGTAATTTTGAAATTTGGTTAAGAATTGATGATGAGCCTTTTGCTTATTATCTATTTCCATATGACAATGCCGTTATAGAATGTTAAGAGGTAAATAATGAAAACAGCATATTGTAAAATAAAAATAGGAGATTTAAAACAAACTATTTATATCAAAAATGGATTTTTTTCTCCATCAGAAGAATACCAAATTCCAACGTCTTATCTCCCTGATTTTTTCGCAAAAGATAAAACTTTAAAAAAGGTTTATTTAAGCGGCGGCCCTAAAAATTTTTTATAGAGGATAGAGAAAAAGACAAAAGAAAAACAAATATTAGATAATAACAATAATAATATAACTTTTATATATTCGCAAATTTAAAGGAGATAAAATGAGTAGATATTTAATTAAAGTTACTTAGCAGTACCGTTGTGATTCATAGTCAGAAGCAACAAAACTTATTCAATAGACCAAAACAAATCCTCAATATACTGTAATAAAATCAAGTAATGAAATTAAAACACAAAAGAAAAATGGTTAGATTATTGATGAATGGAGACGAGTTATTATTACTAAAGAATTTTGTCAAGAGAAAGAACCTGATTGTGAATTAATGCCTATTTATACGGATGAGGGGTATACTATAGATGAGTAATATTAATATTAAAGTTAAAAGACTTGATGAAAATGCTAAACTTCCTTATTGCGGAAGCTAGGACGCCGCAATGTGGGATTTATATGCTAATGTAGATAAGAACACATATATTTGGCCTCATCATACTTAGATGATTGGCACGGGTTTAGCTATGGAAATTCCTAAGGATTATTGGGGAGGTATTTTCCCAAGAAGCGGAATTGCTTCAAAGAAAAGTCTCCGCCCTGCTAATTGTATTGGTGTAATTGATCCCGATTATCGGGGATAGATCAAAGTAGCGATACACAATGATTCAGATAGTATGAAAAAAATTGAACCATACGAAAGGATTGCACAATTTGCTTTACTTCCAAAGTATACTCTTACTTTTGAAGAAGTTGAAGAATTGAATAAAACTGCTCGCGGAGAGGGTGGTTTTGGAAGTAGTGGAAATAAATAATTGATAGGATGGATATTTAAATCCATCCTATTTTTTTTGACTTTTTTAAAAATTTTTGATATACTCAAGTTAGATTGAAGGAGGTAGATTCAACGATGAAAACTTTAGCGATAGACGCCTCTACTAAATCTAGCGGGATTGCAATATTTTAGTAGGGCAAATTAATATATTATGAATGTTTAATAGAAAATGATCGTAACGTATATAAAAGAATTGATAATATGAGTAATAGAATTGTAGAAATATGTAAAAAATATAAACCTACTAATATTGTTATGGAAGAAGTTTTACCATAGGATGTTAGACAAAATCAAGCAGTGTATAAGGCTTTAATATATCTTCAAGGAGAAACTGTTACAAAGTTAGGTATTTTAAATTATAAAGTAGACTTATATGTATCTGGGCATTGGCGGAGAATATGTGGTATACAAACTGGACCAGGGATAAGACGAGAAACTTTAAAAGCTAATAGTAAACGTTTAGTTAAAATGATTTATAATATAAATGTTAATGATGATATAAGTGATGCCATTTGTTTAGGAATAGCTTATATAAAATAGCATAAAAGTGCTTTTTAAAAAGAAAAAGGGACGATATATTTAAAATATATCGTCCCTTTTTATTATTTCTTCTTTAATTCTTTAATTTCTTCTTTAAGAAGATTAATTTCTTTTTTAAGTTCATCATTTTGTTGAGATAACTCTTGGATAGCTTTTATTTCAAAACCTTGTAGATAAAAAGTATTTACACTTTTATATACAGGGTTACCGTTTTCATCCTAAGTTTTATCTCCTACACTTAAATTAGGATCTATTTCTTCTAGATAATCCGCAATAAAACCTATTTTTTGATGATTGCCCTATTGCTTCCAATCAAATTCATATAACGGAATTTTATTTATTAACTATAATCCGCTAACAGTACTTTTTTGAATGTTCTATTTTAATCTAATATCAGAAGATGTCATTATAAGACTTTTAGTAGAAGCACCTGATTGTGCTCCCCATCTTCCTGTTACATTAAAAGAAAAGGCTCCATTACTATTTTTTGCTGAACTTAATTGATAAGTTTGACTTGTTGTAGTGTTATGGCTTACTACAACTCTATGTAAAGCACCGTCTCCGTGTCCGCCATAAGCATACAAACCAGCTTTTACGGACATAGGCTTAGCAGCTACAATTTCTGTAGAACTAGTTGAAAAGATTCCTGGATTAGATAAATTTCCATTTATAGTTAATTTTTTACCAACTGTTACATTTTCTGTAACGCTTAAATTAGGTTTAATAGAAATAACTCCAGAAGTTTCTTCAATAATTCTTGATATATAATCTCCTGTAGAACCTCCATAATGAAAATCAATGTATCCTCCATGAGTAGTTCCAGTAGAAGGAATTAACTAAATTGCAGAAGAATTAAAGTTTTTAGTTAAACTTTTTAAATTTGTATATTCTCCATTTGTTAATAAATATCCATTTAAAGAGCCATCTTGTGTTTTATTTGGTTCTACCCAAGTTCCCGCGCCTGATAGTAAACAATTTTGCTTATTTGCAGCAGGAGCCGGTACCGCACCAGCAGTACCTGCAGTAGAAGAAGTTGCTCCAGTCATTAATGTAATGTCATCTCTCCATCCTGGGTTTCCGCTACTATCCGTTTTCCAAACTTTATTAACAGCACTATTTGGACTTGCTACGTATCCTGGACTTGTGCTACTATTTGCTGTCCAAGTATTAGTTGGTGTAGCCCATGTACCATCTCCTCTTAAAAAGCTTGACTATTTTCCCATATCAGGACTAGGTACAAGTCCTGATCTACCTGCGGCAGCCGCACTTGCGCCAACCATTTCAGGTATTACTTTTTTCCATTGACTCCAGATATTATTAACATAACTTCTTTCATAATAAGTTCCAGAAGTATCTCTTAATTTTTGAAAATACTATCCATTTTTTATTTGTTGTACTTCCATAAAACAAGAAGTAGTAACTCCCGCAGGTATATTACTACTATCTGTTACAGTATCATAATTAATTCTATACCAACCAATTGTTCTAATATTATTTAAATTATTAGTTGATGTTGATAATACTTGAGGATTTATCTTTTTAAAATCATCAGATGACATTAATCCTTCTTTATCTCTTGATGCTAAATCTATCCCCTATCCTGTTTTCTCTTCTAAATCTGCTATTACTTCAGAGATGCTTTTATCTTCAGGAAGAAGAGAAACATCTCCTAATATTGTTTTTAAAGTTGTTTGTTTATCATCTGTAACGGTAACAAACTAAGATGTTGTTCCAATAGGAAGTGGAGTTTGAAAACTATCGTTCTTTTTTCTTGCTATTTTTGTAACTACTTGCATAAGCAAACATTCTCCTTCCTTATTAATTACTATTCTTCATTTTCTTGCTATTCTTGTTTTACTTGAATAGCTTCTTGCTATTTTCTTGCTTGATTAAAATATAATCCTTCAAACTATTTTACTTTATCTTTTAATATATAATAAGCTACACCAACTGGTAGTTGCTGTAGATAATATGTCAATGCGGCATCTATTTCCGCCATTTTTAAGTTAATATTTTCCATCCTTTTATCTCCTTTATTTATTACGGATTTGCTGAAGAAGGTATATCACTCTTTTTTGCGTATTTTAATAATTCTGTTTGTACCCAAGATCGAGTAGCTATCTATGATCCTTTATAATAAGCCTCTTTGCTACAAGAAAATTTTCTTGCATTAAGCCATCCTGTAAAAGATAAACCACTATCAGATACTTTACTTTCTATATAATCAGCAGTAACACTTGTAGCAACAATATGTTCACACCATTTATTCATATTGTCATATCCGCCA